GCGTCATCGGCTGTTTTTGTTGCCAACTCCGATGCTTTCTTGAAATTGGTTTCGGCATAGGGCTGCGGCTTGTTGCCAGTCTGGTTGACAGTCGTCACCGGCTTTGGACTTTTCGACTCACTCATATCAAACCCTCAATTCATAGACGGGCAATCCGTCTTTTGTCCCGATAATTGTCATTTCAGACAGAACCCGCCGCCATGCCTTACGACCACGAAACCTGATTGCCTCGCAGTCATTGCGCTTTGCATGGTCTTTCAATTCCTGGAACAGATAGCCCCAGCGCTCCCAGCCAGTGCCGCACGTGAACAACACACGCAAATGTCTGCCATCTTCCTCAACAGCAACCATTGTTCCAGTCACGCTATAGACGCTGTTGTCTTCGTCATCGAAGGTCAGCCAGATCTCTATTTCGCCGTCATGGGCGTCTTGCAGGGCTTGGGCTGGTGTCCATTCCGGTATTCTGACAAAGCCCTTTTTCAAGACTGGCTCGATGACATGGGCAAAGTTGACAATCTGATCATGCGGCATAAGCCAAGCAATCATCACCCCGGCACCGTGAAAACAAGCGTGAAATACACATGCACGCTAGCTTCAAATGTAAGCGCATCATCCTTCTTGATTGGAACCGCAAGGTCTTGAACAAAGGTTGTTGACCCGTTTATCAAGGCCACAAGGAGAGTACCGCCATTCAAAAAAAGTTTCGCCTCGTGCTGATACACGCCATGGTCATTGGCAATGACGATTTCTGTAAGCAAGCCTTTGGCTTCGATATCGTCAATGTCCTCTTCTGCTCCTGTGCCTTGGAGCTGCACTGTATAGCGGCGAAGAGTAAGATTGTTCATCGCTTCCCTGTCCTTACAGTCTCGATATCGTCAATGCCGTGGGCCGCTTCCCAATCACCTGAGAGATTCACCCGTAATTTATGCATCAAAGCATCAGATCGCAGCGCAAACCGCCCGTCTGTCTCTCTGTTGGCTGGCAAAGCGTAAGAAACCGTGCTGGATTTCTTGTCCTTGGAGCCGACTTCCAACGTCACGCTGTCGCAATCGGTCAGCACATCCGCAGAGATGATCTTTGATCGGCTGTTCTGGTTGAATTGAATGTCTGAGGTTTCAAACATGGCATCGAGATTGGTGCCGTGGGCAAAGCAAAGCTCATAGCTGCTATTGAACCCTGCCAAAACCGGCTTGCCGCCTGTCCATGCAGGGCTATCCAGTGAAGCAGACAAAGCATCAATTGATGAGCTGATTTCGTCCAGGCTTTCCAATGTGTGGCCCGGGGTTGCTGCACTGGTCAAAAGCAGCATGTTGATTTCAAGCACAAACCAGCGCTGCAACTGCCAGTCATAGCCCAGAACCCGGTTGAACCCTTCCCCGGAATAGCCAGAAGAGGCAAAAGCCCAGTAAACCACTTTGTTAAGTGGGTCAGAGACCGCCTGCACTTCATCCAGTTTGTCGAGATTGGCCGTCTGGGTGAACCATCTATCGACCTTTTCAGCACCGATTGCCTGAGTTTGGCCCCCGATAATCGAATAAAAGCCCCGATCTGACAAAAAGAACACCGCAGACCCAACCTGTGCTGCAGCATTCGCCCCAACCACACCAATCTCCGAGACTGGCCGGAAGGTGAAATTATACATCTGGCCGGGGTTCCATGAGGCAAACCGCGCCCCGCCCTTTTGCAGGATAACCGCGCCCTGCTCATTGCTGAAACCGGACAGCACCCAGCCTCGGTCCGGGAATTGCTGCGTGTCCGCGCCTTTGTCTACATCGCCCCAGACTTCCGCATTCTCGGTTCCGGACCATTGCACGCTATCAGGAGCATTCAGCAAGCCACCAATGAACACATTTGCGCCAATGGTGAACAGAGACCGGCCTTTGGGGGGTGAGCCGGCCAGATCTGCAAAGTTGGTGCCTGTTTCCAGATCCACAACCTGCACATTGTGATTGCGGTTGGCTGCGAGTAACTTGGTTCCAAACTGAAGGAATGACCATGTTTCGCCATCGGATAGCGTGAACCCGGACCCTACAGAAGTCCATGATTTATCGCTTGGGTCCAGCTTATAGAGATTGGTCCTTGTCCCGGCATAAATGACGTATGAGCCGTCAACCTTACGCGCCATGGCAGACGATACCGGCGCTTCTGGAAGGGCCTGAGAATAGGTCGTGAAGCTTGGGAACGGTGCCCAACCATCTGCAACAGGCTGAGCATTGCGCATATAGTCCAGATAGTTCGGATCAAACCGGCTGCTATCTGGCCTGAAGTCTCCAAACCTGATCATTGGCCAATTGCTCTCAGTGCCGGGTCAACGCTCAAGACGCTGCGATTGCGCCGAGCAAGTTCAACCTGGATTTCAGGGATAGCTTCATCCAAGACGGCTTTGTAAGTGCTGGCCTTGTCCATATCGGAAGAATACAACCCGCCCCAGACAATGCAGGCCGCAAGATATACGTCTGGATGGTTGGTCAATAGCCAGTTTGTCGGGTTGGCATCAGATAGCTTAAGCCGCTCCTGATAATGAAAGCGGAATGAATAGACCTTGTTGCAAAGTGTATCGAGCTGGATCTTTGAACCGTCATAGTGCCAGCGCACAGGCTCTTCTTTCTCAAAAGATCGCGGATAGCTGCCCGGCATCGGCAGGAGTTCTTTTTCTGCATCTGTCAGCGCCAGAAACACGCCCAATGGCTTTGCTACCGAAAGAGACGACGTATCAAGCTCGCGGGAGCCTTCAACGCTGGCAACGGTTGCGTCAAGCTTGATTGAATTCAGTTTTCGGGACAGCGACGATTCCGCCAGCATGATCATGTCGGGCGTTTTTGCACTCAGCCCAGACCGAACAAGCCATTCAGTGATCGCGCTTTGTAGTTCTGTGTAATTGCTGATTGCCATTGTCTCACCCAAATAGAAAAGGCTGGCAGTTTCCCGCCAGCCCGATAGTCATTAAGCCAAGCCAGATTGGCGATGCGCAAGACGAACGTCGAAAGGATCAACGCCGTAAAGGATATCCAGACGCCATTTTGAAATATCGTTCGTGCCGTCATAGACAGGGATCACACGAACATTGAGGCCCTTGTAAGTCTGGCGTGCGCCGTTCACTGCGCCTTGTGGCATTTCCATCGGGACCATAGTCAATGCAAAGGCATTCTTATGGAACAGCACGTTTTGCCGATAGTCAGCGCCGCCAGTGCCAACCACTGTAATGGCCGCATTGTCAGCAGGTGCCGTGTCAACGGTCTGCTGCGCCCCAGACGTGATGATGGGCGGAGTAATGGACAGCGTTGCCGGACCAGTGGAACCACCGGAATCCGCATCCGCATTCACGACGAACTGGCGAAGGAATGGCAGCTTCTTTTTGGTAACCGAGTTAACCGCATACACATTGGCAATTGTGAAGACATCACCAGCTTTCAGAATGTCTGTGGTGGAATTAGTCCAACCGTCTGTTACCAAGTCCTGCTTGAACGAGTTCTTCACAGTTTCATAGGTGACATCCTGCGCCGCACCCTTGACCAATGGGGTGCCGGTTGCGACGCCAACTGTATGAGTTGGGGCATTCGAAGATGTATACATATCAACGTTGCCGACCATGCCCAAGTTACCCTTACGATAAGCAGGCTTGACCAGAGTGTCAGTGTAGAGCTGCGTTTGCGAACCGAGCAAATCCCAATGATCATCCGGGTTCAGAACAGCACAGCGGCCTTGCGGGTTTGCGAGGTTGTCAGCGCGTTTTGGGCCTTCTGCAAAATCCTTGAATGAATTGATGGCCTGACCAGGCGTCCCAACCCAAGAAGGCACATGCTTGTAAAGATCCATCAGATCAACATCGACTTGGTTCGCAAGCTGAATCATTGCTGGCTTGATCACGCGCTCTGACATCTTGGTCATGCTCAAGGTCAGATCGGTAGATGAAAACTGGAAGTCGATACCTTTCTGCTTATCTACTGAAATCGTGGTCTCGCCTTCAACGACATCCTGCGTGCTCATCACGGCTCCATCACGAACCGTGAAATCGGCAGGCTTGCGAACAGTCACCGAAGCGCCCTTCTTATAGCCGTTGACCTTGCCGTTAAACTCTTCTTCGAACCCGCGATAGACCTTAGCGGCCATAACAAGCTCATTTTCCAGAACCCGCACCGCTTCTTTAGCGATAATATCAGGCGTTAGAACAGTGTTAGCCATTGTTCAAAATTCCTCTATTACGCAACGCCATCTTGTTGGTTTCGATACGCTGCATATTCATCCATGCTCATTTCAGCCATGCTTTTCGCCGCGCTAGGGCTTGCTTTCGCGGCCACCTTCTTCAACGGCTTGGGGGCTGGCTGTGGGGGTTTGTTTCCTCGCTGCATGGCGGCTTGGCCAAGCTTGGCGAGATGCATCACTTGAACAAATTGCGGACTCATGAATTGCCGCATCTGTTCTTGGGAGAGACCGACGTCCTTGGAGGCGAATTCGACCAGTTCCAAGCCGCGTTCGTTGCTCCAGTTCGGGATATTCTGTTGAGCCCAGTTTTCGGCTTCCTGAAACCGTCCCGCAGCCTCTTGCTGCATGGTCGCAGACCGCTCTTGCTCGAACTGAGAAACCCCCGCCTCGGCTTCTGCCTTGGCCTCTTTGAGTTGCTGTAAATTCATCCATGCCTGCTGAGCACCTACCGGGTCTTCGGCATTGGCGGCTTGCCAATCAACTTGTTCGTATTGCTCGATTTGAGCCTGAATGTTGAAAAGGGTTGCCTTTTGCTGGATATAGTCTTCTGTCGCCTCGGCTTGCTGGTTGGCCTGCTCTCGCTGCG